TCCCTACCAATTCTAAAGAAACATAACTCATCATCGCCGGGAGAACCTGCAATAGTAACTGCACCACTTTCAGCAGATACATTTAGTTCTTCTACCGCACCTTGAGCATTGTCTGTGACTACTACTGCTGTGCCGTATGCAACATCAATGGTAGTGTTATTAGATATAGCAACAGCATCAACCATCCAATCAACATCTGTTGTGGCTGCAATACCAGCCCAAAATACTTGAAAGGTTACAGTACCTGCGTTCCATGACACAGGAAAAGCAACACTAAACTGTGCAAACTCATCACTATCTTTATCAAAGTCTAATACAACTAAGTCTGGTCTACCTGATGTAGTTTCTACTGTAGTAAGAGCAGAACAACCGTTGGAAGTAGTGGGCTGCATAGCACTAGAAGGAACCCATATGGTTTCTTTACCCGCTTGTTTAAGAGTACCAACACCATCTAGTTTATTTAACTCTGCTGCAGTAGAAGTAACCGCAGTACCATTAATAGCAAGTTTATCTGTTACAATATTAAAAGTACCATTATCTTCAATCCGTGCTACTTCAGTACCATCACGTTGTTGAAAAATAAGGTCTTTAGCATCTACAATAGGTTTAATAATAACGTCACTAGAAGAGTTAGTAATATTTAGTATTTCTGTGCCGCCTACTTTAAACTTAAAGTCTCCTCCAGCAGCATCTAAAATAATATCTGCTGCACCATCTAATACCATATCACCAGAAGATAAAGCAATAGTAGTACCATCAATATTAAAGTTATCAATATCTATGCCAGCATCTGCTGTAATTTTACCTGTGGACACAAGAGTAGAACCGTTAGTTAATGCACCAGCTACATCTACAGCCCCACTAAAGTCACCAGTAGCTGCATCAATCTCACCTGATATTGTTAAGTTACGAATACCAGTGTAGTCTTTATTAGAATCCAGTATAACAGCTTTAGATGCAATGGCTGTACCTACTGCAGTACTACCTAAGTCTAATGCGTTTAATTCTCCTACAACAGCAGTAATACCATCTAGTACATTTAATTCTGTGGCTGTTGAAGTTACTGCTACGTCTTCATTAATTTTAGGAGAGGTTAAAGTTTTATTTGTAAGTGTGTCTGTTGATACCAATGACACTAAAGTTGAGTTAGCACCCTCTGGTAATAACATAGTGTTTGTAGCACTTGCTGAGTGCGGTTGAGATTTAAGTATCTGCCCATGTGAATTAGACTCACAATTTAATTGTATTGCACCTGAATTGCCAGAACCCCCCGGTGATATAACTTTAATAATACCAGACCCTTTTGCCAATAAATCTAAATCAATATTAGTATCACCACCTGTAGCCGACAATTTAGGACCATTACCTGAAGCAGCATTTGTTACATCAAATTGATTTACCGCAGAGCCAGTTGTTTGAAAAATAATTTGTTCGTTGCCACTTTCATCAGCAATAAAATGTGCGTCATCAATTAAAATGTTCTGACTGTTAGTGTCTAAGTTCCCACCTAATTGTGGGCTAGTATCTTCTATAAGATTAGAGATAGCACTATCTGAAGCAAGCCCTGCTGTTAATACAGACCTAGTAATTTTTTTAAGTCCACCACCAGAAGCATCTATTGCTAATAATATATCACCACTGGCAGCGGTTGCTATTTCTGATAAGTCAGTTATTACAGTAGGATTAAAGTTTGTACCGTCTGCAATAAGTAAAGCCCCAGCAGTATTAGTATTCATTATTAGGTCATCACCAGTAATAGTAAGATCACCGCCTACTACTAGGTTTCCTGATACATCCACAGCACCGTTAATATCAACAGTAGTAGCAGCAATTTGCACCTCAGTATCTGCAATAATATCTAGCTGTCCATCTGCGCTAGAATTAATAGACAAACCAGTATCACGAAATTGTATCTTTTTATTTGTAGCTACAATAGTATCGGCTGAGATATTAGCAATATCAGCAGTGTCTAAGAAAGCAGTGCCATCAATATAAATATCTTTAAACTCTAATGCATCTGAGCCTAAATCTACATCATTGTTTGTAGTAGGTAAGATAGAACCATTATTAAAAGTAAGTTGTGTTTCACCACCGTTAGTAAATGTAATAACATCAGAACCACTAAAAGTAATACTTGTATTTGTATCAGCATCACCTGCAATACTATCTAGTTGTAATGCACCAACATTTGAAAGTGCAGCATCGCCAAAGTCTAAAGCACCAGCAACAGTTAATGTTCCTGATATATCAACATTACCATTTATGTCAATAGTAGTTGCTGCAATCTGTACTTCTGTGTCTGCTACAATGTCAAGCTGACCGTCAGCACTAGAGTTAATAAAAAGACCAGTATCCCTAAACTGAATCTTTTCTGCTGCCGCAATAAGTAAATCATCAGAAAACTCAAAGTAATCCTCATCTTCCATCCACTTCAATACACCATCATTACTCTCACCATCAAAGGTTACTGTAATGTCTGTACCTGAAGTACCATTACCAAATGTAAGAGAAGTACCAAGTAGCTTAGTAACAGGTCCACCCTCTGCAGTAGTGCCATCATGTGTGTGGCCTGTACTTGCAGCAAAAGCAGCTAGTAGCTGGTCAAATTCATCATTGGTGTGATCTGACGTAATGGTATCGCCATCTTCGTATGTTGACTGTCTTGTGTATGTAGCACCCATCTAACGTCTTGCTCCTAATTGATATTCTAACTGAAACCCTTTGAGGGAGTACGGGTTGGTTGTCCCATCGTCTTCTACTTTTAATGTTACAGAAAACCCTGAGCCTTCTACAGACTGCCTTACAAGTGGTTCTGCACCACCACCATAAAGAAACTGAGTTGCACTAGAAGTTGTACTATATACTGCAGAACCATATGCCGCCGCTAGTTGGCTTGTATCAAATGGATACACAGCAGGTCTTGCAGAATTTCTATCTTCGTTATCATAACGTACAAACAAGTCAGCGTCAATAGTACCTTCTGGTTTATAGTTAATAATAACACGTTGCATATGTTTACGTATGCCGGGATCACCAAAGGCCATATCAGGGCTTCTATACTTACCTTCTATGGTAGTGCCATCAAATGTATTGCCAGCTTCTTGTCTTTGTATAAAACCATTAACGTCACCATGCAGTACAAATACGTCACCTGCTATAATGTGTGTGTCAGTACAAGTTGTTTGCAGTCCAAGCAATTCTGAAAACTCAAAGGCTTCTTTCTTTAAAACACAAATAGCACCTTTTGAAAGAACAGCATTCTGTCCATCTTTATTAAAGAAAATTCTGTACTGAGTTTTATCAGGTATAACCACTGAGTCAAAAGATGCAGCATCTTTAATGTTTTCATCAAAGACAGACTGAATGTTTTTACTAATAGTACCAAGTTCTGTGTCACCAATACGTGCAGTCGCAGCAACAGTACGTAATCCATCAGGGCCAAGGAAGATTAAGTCACCTGCAAATTCCTGTACGGTAAAGCTGTTGATACATCCAATGTTTCTTGTTACTGGTTCTACTGAAAAATTACTAAGTGACGATCCTGTAAGTTTAAATATTCTGTTTGCACAGAAGATAAACAAACTGTCACGAAAGACTTTTAGTGCAACTACTGTATCATCAACTTTAATGCTACCAGCACCATCACCGGCATTAAATCCATCTTCATCAAAGGGTTCACTAAACACTATTTCTTGTGGCGTAGTAGATTTACCTGCATAGAACATATGATTTCTATATGCAACTACAACAGTAGAACCTGCCACTGCACTTGCACTAACATCAGATGCAGTCATAGCAGCATTAAATATTACAGGGGCATTAGCACCATCTACACAAATAAGTTTCTCTGTGCCAGAAAAGTTGTATCTTTCAAAGTGGTACTTAACAGCATTGGTTCTACCTGTGTCTCTTTCTATCCAAGCCTCAGATAATACGTCACCTTTTATGTGTGCTGCAGCAGTAGTGCTTGAGGTTGCCCTAGTTACACCTGTAAAAGCAGTTGCTGATATACCTGTATAAGTAAATATCTCTGAGTTAATCTGTATAGTTCCGCTAGAAGAAAAACCTGTAGTAGACTTTGCAGTAATACTACTAGAGCCTGTCATACCTGTACTAGATGCAATAGCAATATTAACTTCAGTAGAAGCAGAAGTAAATATTTTCTCACCCCTAGCAGCCACTACTTTATCAGCAAAGTTTACAACCATCAAAGGTTTTTCAGAAGTGTTACTTGTTGTAGGAATAACTTGATTAACAAACTTACGATAGCCATCAATCCTACGATAGCCACCCTGAATGTCAGGCTCAAAGTTTAATAGTTCTGTTGCTTCTCCCGGTTGCATTAAAAAACTAGAGCGGTTTAATACTAAACCACCTTCACAGTTAAATGCTACTGGTTGTACTTGTGAATTATCTGGCATTAATTAACACCAGAAAGAAAGTTAATTGAACCACGTGGTCTTAATACAACAGTAGACCTAACGTATTCATATTTATTAATTAACAAGCTCTGCATATTTTTAATACCTTGCTCAAATCTTGCAAAGTTTAATTGATACTGTTGCATTTCACCACGGTACTGATATACAAATGCTGTAGCACCATCTACAACTACAGGTGCAAATCTGTCTGGTATAGTTGTAATATCTCCTTGGGCAGATAAATCATCTGGAAAAGTATAGAAATCAAATGCAAGGGTGTAAGCCTTATTAGGAAGTGGATGCAGCAAATAGTTGTTGTCAGGTGTACGAACAATACTTCTAGGCACCCCACCATTTTCAAACTGTGTAACTGCAACGCCACTTGAATATGCAGCGGCAGTAGTGCCATTAGCACCACGTGTACAACCTGTAATATCATTACCTGAG